CGCGCTCGGACATGATAGTTACAGAGATCGTGGAAAGAGAACCAAAACCGCTCTTGTTTTTGTTGTATTAATTCCTCCTTCCTTTTCTTTTCCCTCTTTGACTTAATCGTTCGTTTCGTCTCGTTTGTATTTCTACGGTTTTTCCTTTTCTCTCTCTTCTTCTTTTAAATCTAAAATTCAAATTTTCAATTCTCTAATTTCTCGTTCTTTCATAGCCCGTCACCATGGCTGCGAATGCAAACTTGAACCTTGAGATTAACAACTTTGCTCCCATCATCTCCAGCATTGGTAGTCAGTTGTGCTCATTGGCCGCTCACAAGTTGCTCACCACTAGAAAACAGTATGGCAGCGGTGCAAAATCATTCGATGAGTTTTACGCTGAGGTAGGTGGTATCATTGGCATGATGGGCATCAATTCTCAAACGCCACCTGGCATAAGAGAAGGGATCTTCAAGTTATACAGGAGTGCTTTCCTATTCGGGGATTTGTTTCCTGAGAATTTCGGTGTGCAAAATCAACAATATATCAAGTCACCACCTGAGTTCACAGCTCCAGCACGGAAAATAGAGATTGCTCGCCCTGCGGGTCTACGAGCAGAAGTGATCTACAACCCTTACGAAGTCCGGTTCTCCGCTAATGCACAGATCCCACAAGGTACACTTCTCGGTACAGTCACTCTGCCTATCTATGGTTCTTTGATTGCTACCAGAAGGTGTCATGTCAACGCAATCGGTGGTGAATTGACCAGTTCAAGGCCTCAGATTTCCTCGTCTGTACCACTTCCTCAAGGAGAGATAGCTGTAGCTAGTTTTGACGCGGTAGAAGTTGGATACGGTGAAGGAGATCGACTGTTTTCAGTGGGAATTGCAGTTTTGGCTAGCCGATTCAGTGGATCCGTGGTCAGCATGTCAAGGCACAACTACATGATGCAGATCTTCACTGAACTCCCAGATGGTCTATCAGAAAGAGATGCTTCTGCTGTTCTACACTTTGCGCAAGCTGCACCTGTAGTACTTGGCATGATGGAAAGACTAACCGACGCTCCGAAGTGGGTTCTTGATTACTGATCTGACTGCGACTATCGAAGGCGTGCTAAGTAGGGAGGGACACCGGTTTAAGGGTGGCTTATCCAGGGCTATCTTCCGGACCTAAAAGGCACGACGGTTCTATGGGCAAGATCAACGAC